TTTTAATACAATTTCAGAGTTACCACCTTTTGCGATAGTTTTTAAAACCTCTTTATTTTCTTTAATTTCGTCAATTAAAGTTTTAACTACGCTTTTTGTTTCTTGCTCTTTCAATTGATTGATTTGCTCTTGCAAATTGTCAACTAATGCGCCTTTAGCTTTTAAGTCGGCTAATTCTTTAGTAACAGTATCTAACTGCTCTTTTGATACGGTTGTTTCTTTAAAACCGTCAATTTTCAAACCTAATTCTTTGATGATTTCTTCCATCTTTTTTTAATTTAATTTACTTAATAATGATTTTAATTGTGGAGTAAAGTCTGGCTTTGGCTCGTTATCTGAAAGTGATTTATCGGCTTTCATATTATTTTCTAAGGTTGGAGTTATAGGATTTGAACCTATCACAACCGCACTACCCTCTATTAATCTTAATTCTGTAACTGCCCAAAAATAGCCTTTTTCGTCTGCTTTATCTTTATTAGCTATTTCAGGATAGTATTTATTCCAGTTTTCAAATTCTTGTGTATTTTCCTGATTGTTAACGCAAAGATAAATTTTAACGTAATTCATACCGATTGAATGATTTTTCACATAGCCTTTTGAATATTGTTCATACATAAACTCATTACGTTCTTCTTTTACATTGCTTTCAAAGATTAAACACTCAGTACTACCTTCAAAATCATAACCTAATTGTTTAAACGTGTATTTTTTAGCATAAGCATTAATGTCACTTGAATCAGCTATAATCTTATCAAAGTTCATTTCGTGTTCCTGCAAATGTACTAAATTTTTGTTTTCTTTTAAAGTTTTATTAAAACAACCATTTATATGTACATCGCCGTGAGAATCCATAAAGTTAGTGCAGTTCATTACTACCTTTACTTTTATCATTTCTTCTTGCTCTTCAACAGGAGTATTTACAATAGCTTTTGTAACTTCTAAAGGTGTGTAAGAAAAAGTATCTGCCTTTTTAAATGCAGTTTTTTTAAACGCAATTAGTTTATTTTGATTTTTAATAATAAAATCAATCTCTTCTTTTTGGCTTTGGAATTGCGGTATTTTCATTTGATTTCTTAATTATTTTTTGATTAGACTTTTCTTTGTAACCTTTCAATTTATTAATTTCTTTTTGTGTCATAATTGCTTTGCTAATATTTGATTTTCTAATTTTAGTCTTTCAACTTCCTGACGTTCACGCTCAAATACCTGATTAAAACTCAAATGCTCCCAACTCATAACTAAATTAGAATATCCGAAAATATCCTCTAATGTATCGGTTAGGTTTTGACCTTTTGGTTTTAAAACGTATTCAACGTGTCTATTAGTCGCCTTTTCTTGATTTTCATAAGTACTACCTTTTAGATTTGCATCGAGTACATCCTTAGGAATACCATACATAGAACCAATCATAAAGTAATCATTAAAGTAGCTTTCATCTAACTTTAATCTTGCAATATCATCAACAAACCTTTTTATTTCAATAGGCTTTTTAATAGCGTGAACATTCTTACTTGACTTTATAACATTTTCTATTGAGTTCTTTTCTTCAGTAGTCATATTAACAGACTCTAAACTTTCAGACTTAGCAGAAACAATAAACTTTTTACTAAAATCTAAATTAGTAGCTTTAGAATCTAATGCGCTTTCAGAATTAGAAATTATCTTATACAAAGCATCTAATCTTGAAATTCCTTTTAATTGATTATCACTAACAGAATTAGTCAAATCATAAATAGGAGTTATTTCATTTAATGGTATTTTACGCTTTGAATCATAAGTAATATATCCTTTTTGCACTTGTTCCCAAGTTAGTTTGGATAATATAATTGAATTTATTTTATCAACTAATGAACTATCAAAATTAATCAAAGCAGGATTTAAAAATTGAACTGGATTTTGTTCGTTTAATACTTTATTAGGAGTCCAAAGATATGCCGTACCTAATTGCGTAAAAAACATATAATCCCATAAAAATTGAGTCCAAGTCTGCTTATAGTTTGGTTTTTTTCTTTGTGAGTATAAAAAGTCATCGTTTATTTTACCTAAACTAAAAAGGTCACAATTCAAAGCGAATACTTTTAAACAAGCAGGATTCGACAAAACTGCATTTATTTTTTGCTTATCATTTGCGAACTTAGAAACGGTATTGTTTCCTAAGATTTCAAAAAACCAATTACCCGAACTGTCACGCTCGATAACCTGATTTTGCCCAAAACTAAAATTAAAATTAAATCCCATAGCGCAAATATACTAAATTATTTTAATAATACCACTTTCAAACATTTTCTGTGCCACATATTCTATTGCGTTAATTAAATGGTCTGTGCCATCTTCTGGCTGTTCCAAAGTAACTCCAAACCTATCTTTTTGATAACTATAATTTTCTTGCTCAAATTCTATATTTTTTGAGCAATCAGTATAAAATACGTTCAAAGATTGCATAGTTCCAATTCTATCAACTAATTTAGTTTTGCCACCTACCGAAATAGCATACTCCCAACCTGACCGCCTTAATGCGATAATCTTGCTCGGTCGGTTACTGTCGCAAATTATTGTTTTATCTTTTGCAATTCCTAATTTATTGAAAGTCCAACTTACAATACCCTCATCTTGATGTGCATTTATTTGATGTAATCCTGTTTGAGTTAGTTTAGCTCTTATTTCATTTTCTGATTTGTAATTCAATTCATGAACGTATAAATTACCATCGTGATATTTAACCTCAACTATTCCCCACGGGTCAACTAATCCCCAATCACAACCGTAATAAGTTTGTTTTTCGATTTTTAAATAGTCGAAGTACGGTATTGGTTTCCAGTTATAGATACGACCTTGTTTTTCAGCTTTTAAGCCTAAACCAAATACCTGCCAATTATACTCATTTGCTGTACCTTGCTGAATATTGTACTCAGTTGGTTCATAAGATAGTATTTTCTTTTTTTGTTCAATAGGTATAAAAGGATTATCTCTAAAAGTTGAATGTATAACAGTTGCATTATCTCTTAACATAACATCATCGCACCAGTGAGATCCAATAGGATTGTAGTCTAAAAAAATAGCTTTTGAACATCGCATATCTAACTGGTCAAATACTTCTTTAGATAGTCTGTAAAATTCATTGAACCAAAGATAATCAGAATGATAACCCATAATTTTAAGTTCGTCATCTGTACCTTCTATAAATATTTGAGAACCATTAGGAAATGTGAAATAAGACTCAGACTTATTATAAACTACCCTATCCCAATTTGGTAAAGTAGGATAATATTTAAGCATATCTTGTAAAATAGTATCTTTACAATCCTTTTTTGTTACTCTAAAAGCTGAGCATTTTATACGTTCATTTGACCAACATAAAAGCCAAAAAATCTGCAAAATACTAAAAGTCTTTGAGCTTCTACTGCTACCTGAATTTATGATATACTTGTAGTTACCACTTTGTGAGGCATTGTAATTTTTTTCAAATACTGGAGTTGCTTTCATCACTCGGTTTTACTATTTCAATTTGAATAGTGTTAGATTGTATTTTCTCTCCATCAGTGGTAACGTCAATTTTATCACCGTATTTTTTAGGTTTTAATTTGCTTAATTCCCATTTCTTAGAATCTATTTTTAATCTTTGAAGTTGTACCCAACCTGAATCTATACGACCGCTTTCTGGGTCTCGTTGAGGTTCTTCCATATAATCTTGTTCAATACTTTCAAATTTTAAATCAGTACGTATATCAACGGCTCGCGCGTATTGGTTCGCTTTTAATTTGTCTTTATCTAACCACTCAAAAAAAGTATTTCTATTAGGCATATCTTTATCGATAAGAATAGACCTTAAAGATGCTCCATTCTCTATTTTAGATATTATCTGATTAAATATTTTTTCTTTATCGTATGCCATTATTACAAATTACTTACAATCGTTATTAATTTTATTTATTTTTTCGTTGTACTGCCTTGTTATTTCTAAAATAGCAGAAGAATTACTACCTGCATATTTTAAAGATTTTAAATACTGTTGCTTAGCTTGTTCTTTCAGTTCATCACAATCATTTGAACAACTTGCAGTAAAAGTAATCAAAAGTAATAATAATATTTTTTGCATATTAATTATAATATTAAAATCTTTATTCGTGAACTTCTTATAGTTTTTTTTCCAAAGTGGATGCTTTGGATATTTACGCAAAACTTCAGTCACTTCTTGCAAAGATAACGAAATATTTTTTATATCTGTTATTTTAGGCTTTGGATTTAATAATCTGAACGCCCAAGGCTCACTTATTCCTAATTGTTCTCCAATTTGCCTACTGTTTAATCCTTGCTTTTTTAGATCAAAGCATTTCTGCTGTAATTCTTTGACTTCTTCAGGAGTTCGTTGTTTTTTCTTTTGATTTGCGTAACGATATACAAAGTTTTCATTTACTCCAAGTGTAGCAGCTATTTCTTTGTTTGAAAGTCCGCTATTGTATAATTCGATAGCTTTTTGCTTTTGTTCGTTAATAAACCCTCTTGTGCGTCTGTGGTATATCGGTTCGTTTGATTGTTTTGTATTCGCCATTGTCTAAGAATTTAATTATTGTTTCTGTTTTTGAAATTGATGCTATGTAGAACCTTCTACCGAGTTGAGAAATGAATATTGGGATTACTGAGTGCATAATAATTCTTTGAATTGTTCAAGCGTGTAAACTATGTGATATTCGTGTTTTAAATTTTCAACTTGTTGCTGGAACTTTAATTGTTTATCAGATTGCTTTGTTTTAGTCTTTAATTCAACGAAAATAACTTTTTGATGTAATACTACCACTAAATCAGAAACGCCGTCTAAAACGCCTGTATTTTTAAATTTCTTATTTTGATAACTTGCTTCATTCGGTACTGAAAAAATTA